CCCCTAATGATTGTTTTACGGATTGTCCTGGTGGCAATCTAAGTGCTGACAGGTGGCTCTTATATATAAGGTACGTGCGTTATATACGGATTGCACGTGCCCCTGTATTGACTGTGGCAGTCTGCCCTTTACCTACACACACCTTATTATATAAGACTGTCCTGCGGTCTGGTGGCAATCCGAGACATATGTGTCTATGCAAGAATCATGCCAAGTTGTCATAAATAACCCACTATCTTTACGCCGTATAAAGATAATCCTTGACTTTTAAGTAGAAGTGTGTTATAGTGGAGTTAAGATAGTTGGGATTGCCACCAGTGGCAATCTTGATTAACACCGTTGGGGTGTAGCCTCCTTTCTATGGGTGGGTTGAGTTTACTGAACTTTTCTCAACCCACCTAATAACGGAAGACAAGACATGACTGATTTTAATTTCATAGTTGACCCTGAACCACATCTACTTAAACCTGAAGAACCTGCGGGTGAACTATCCAAGCTTGCTAAGATGACACCACGCAAGTTCGCTCAATCTGTTCTTGATGTGTTTGATGAACTCGGTGGTATGAAATGGTTATTAGGTCAAGCAAGAGTTGATCCTCGTGGATTCTTAGAATTATTAAAAAAGATACTTCCTCGTAATATCCAAGCTGAAGGACTTGAAGGTATTACTGTACGATTAGTCGATCAATATGGTAACGCCATTGAGATCGACACACATCGGGGCGGGCAGCCCGTAGCTGCTGGTGGTGATTCATCCCCGGAGCCTGGTCAGCTCCAGATTGCCACCAGTGGCAATCCGCCCGATGTTATTTTACAGGAGATGTTTGAATAATGGAGCTTCATCCAGTACAAACAGTCGATCATAAAGGTGGAAAACTACGAACTGAAGTAACTCTAAGAGCTTATGAGGTTTATAAACATCTTTATGGGGAACAACAGGCATTGATTACAGATCGTTGTCGTGGTGGATTTGGAATGAATGAATTGATAGCTTTTTTGTATGCTCGATCTTTTCCAAAAAATGAATGGAGAAAACGTGCTAAAGAGGCTTTTAGTGGAATGGAGCATATATAATGCAAATAGAAATACCATATAACTACAAGCCTTATGAACATCAAAAGGCTATTTATAATGCCTTACCGCAAGGGTATAATAGAGGTATTGTTATATGGCATCGGCGGGCAGGCAAGGACAAGACTTTTATTAATATACTTGCCCGTGAAGCGTTTAAGCGTGTAGGTACTTATTTCTATATATTGCCGTACTATAAACAGGCACGTATCATTATATGGGAAGGTACTGACTCATCTGGTTTTAGATTTATAGACCACTTTCCTGATGACCTCATTAAACGAAAAGAAAACCAACAGATGGTTCTTGAACTTGTCAATGGTTCTTTTATCCGTATGATGGGTTCTGATAATATTGATGCTATCGTCGGTTCTAATCCTATCGGTGTTATCTTCTCAGAGTTTTCTCTTCACAAACCCGCAGCATGGAATTATCTCAGACCTATTCTTGTAGAAAATAAAGGGTGGGCATTATTCAATGGAACTCCAAGAGGTAAGAACGCTCTGTGGAAAATGTTTCAATTTGCTAAAAAATCTGATCTCTGGTTTTCCGAACTCCTTACAATAACAGACACCAGACGACATGACAACTCTCCTGTTATTACTGAAGAAGATATAGAGATAGAACGACAGTCAGGTATGCCGGAAGAACTTGTGCAGCAAGAATATTATTGTTCATTTGATGCTGGTCTTGTAGGTTCTATACTCGGTGACTTGATGACTAAAGCCGCAGAAAATAAACGAATATGTAGAGTACCTTGGGAACCTAATCTTCCAGTAACTACGGCGTGGGATTTGGGATTCAATGATACTAATACTATATGGTTCGTACAATTTTCTGGTAGAGAGGTTTGGTTGATTGACTGCTATTCTAATAGCCGTAAACCCGCCGGTTATTATGTAAATATATTACAGGAAAAATCATACACCTATGAAGAGCATATGTTCCCTCATGATCTTGAAGTACATGAATATAGTACAGGTAAGACAAGACGTGAGACGTTTGAAGATTTGGGTTTAAAAAATATAACTACCATACCAAGAATGGGTGTAGCTGATAAGAGTGCTTTATCTGAAGGGCATAATGCTATGCGTCAATTAGTGCCTTTATGTTGGTTTGATGAAGAAAAGTGTGAAGATGGTATAGAAGGTCTTAAATCCTATAGACGTGAATGGGATGAAAAAAAAGAAACATTTGGTCAATCTCCGGTTAAAGATTGGTCTAAACATTTTGCAGATGCTTTCAGACAGCTTGCATGGGGTATAGGTATGCGTAGAGATGCTTCAGTAATACCACAACTTCATGCTATACAACAATATAAAGAGTTAGAGTTAATGGAAGAACAGAATAGACAGTGGAATGAATTTGATGACTATTTAGGATAAGGAGGATATTATGTTTAAAAAACTTAGAGAAAAACTTGAATTAGAAAAAATTGAAACTGACTGTTCATTTGATGCTAAGTCTCTTGACCTGACTATTATATTCAAACGGTCTGTAACTTTGCTAAGTGGAGATAAAATAGTTATAACTCACGAGGATTTAGCGCCTATTTTAGGACTATTAGACGGAAAAAATAGTTCTTGACATTCACTCAAAAGTGTGGTATAGTAGTAGTAGGTTTATAATCCAGATTGCCACCAGTGGCAGTCTTAAATATGGAGGTGTATGATGAGTGCGACAAACGATACCCAAAAAGCTGAGGATTTTGATTTTGTAGAAGCGACTAAGGATTCAAAAAAAGGAAAAGAAAAAGAGGAAGAAACGCCGGAAACTATGATGAATAAGTTAAAAGGTAAGTTGGGGAGTAAGGCAAAAGAAGTAAAGCAATTAAAAAAGCAGATTGCCACCAGTGGCAGTCTGACTCCTGCGATGATTAAAGAGGCTCGTGAACTCGCAGAAAAAGGACTTGATGTTGATAAATTTATGCTGAAGCACAAACTTTTCACTTTTGACATTGAACAAACACTTCATGCACCATTGAAGAGAGACGGTTCTTTTGCTTAGGAGATATTATGCCTAAATTAACATCAACTGAAGTTGAATGGCATTGTCGTAGAGTAGAAGGTCTTTATACTGATCGTGCTAATTTTGATAATATGTGGCAGGAAATAGCTGAAAGAACTTATCCTGAACACGCTAATTTCATCCATACTCCTACTCCTGGTGAGAAACGTATGCAGAAAGTATATGATTCTGTAGCTATTCATGCTAATCAACTTCTTTCCTCCGGCCTATTTTCTCTTCTTACTTCTTCAGCAAATCAATGGGCGCAATTCCTACCTGTTGATATTCGATTTAATGATATTCGTGAAGTAGCTATGTATCTGGATGATGTATCTAAGATAATGTATCACGAGATTAATAAAGCATCCGCCGGATTTTCTACTGCTGCTCATGAATCATATCTGTCTTATGGGGCGTTCGGTAATCTTTGTATGTTTGTAGAGGAGATACTTGAAAAAGACTCACTATCTTTTCTATCTCTCCCACTATATGAATGTTATTTTGTAGAAAACCAATACGGTTTTATAGATACCTTATATAGAAAATATGATCGAACAGTCGAACAACTTGTGAAGAAGTTTGGAAAAGATAATTTATCACCCACAACTAAAAAGTTTGTTGAGGATAATAAACTCGATACAAAGATCAAGTGCTTTCATATTGTATTACCACGTGAAACTCACGATATGTTATCTCGTAGTTCTATCGAAAAACCTTATGCGTCCATCTATATTGAGAAGAAAGAAAAACATATTATGCATGAGGGCGGGTATGATGAGCTTCCATTTATGGCAGCGAGATTTTATAAAGAATCTTTTGAAACGTATGGTCGGGGGCCAGGTTCAACTGCGCTACCAGATAATAAGATGTGTCAAAAGGTGGCGCAAGTCACAATTCGTGCGGCTCAAAAGACTGTTGATCCAGCTTTAATGCTTCCTGATGCTGGATTTTTAAGACCTTTACGAACAGTCCCAGGTGGGCTTAATTTCTATCGTAAGGGTAGAGTTAACATGAAAACAGATATAGATATTCTACCTACTGGAAATCCTGGAATAGGATTAGAATATATGGAGTCATTACATAAACGCATTCGTGAGGCTTTTTACGTAGATCAATTACAATTACATACCGGCCCACAAATGACCGCCACCGAAGTTATGCAACGAACTGAAGAAAAACTACGATTAATGGGGCCGTTGTTAGGTCGTATTCAAACAGAGTTTCTTGGGCCACTTATAAAGAGAGTTTATGGATTGCTTGAGAGAGCTGGTAAATTTCCACCTATGCCAGAAATATTAATGCAGCAACCCATCAAAATTGTATATACATCACCTATCGCAAGGGCGCAGGAACAAGTAGAAGCTAATGGTCTTATGAGAGCTTTTAGTGTTCTTGAACCTTTGCTTAAAATGAACCCTGAGATGATGGACATATTTAACACTGAGGAGATGGGTCGTGGTGTGTTTGATATGTTTAGTATTAGTCAGAAATTTCTTTATAGTAAGAATGAGGTTAAGAAGACAAGGCGAGACAGGGCAGAGGCACAGAAGAAAAAAGAAGAAGCTGAAAATCTTAGAGCTTCTGGACAGGGTGCAGATGCTATGGCAAGAGCAGCATCTACAGCAAAAGAAGCTGGCATGGTGCCAGAAGGAGCCTTCGGGACATTACAATGATAGAACGAAGACCTAAATCAACTTTTATTAGAACACTGCCGACAGGACAAAGAGTTGTAAATCTTTCTGTTAAGCGTGGTGTTCTTGTCTATAGAACAAATAACAACGTGATAGGTATAATACATAAAAAAGAAATAGATGATAAGGAGACTGCCACCAGTGGCAATCAAAGATAAAATACAAGACCTACTTAATAAAAAAAGATACCGAGCATATCAGGAAGTGTTTAGTATTGAAGGCTTACATTCAAGGGAAGTGCTTAAAGATATGTGTGCGGCGCATTATGTGTTTGATGTCGGGTTTGATTCAGACCCTATTGAACTTGCGAGAATGGCAGGAGAACGTAACGTAGTGTTACGGATATTAACTATATTAAAACTAAAGCCAGAGGATATTGTTGATCTGGCGAAGGAGGATTAGGATGACAGCTCCCCCCTCACCACCCGTTGATCCACCAGTTGATCCACCAGTTGATCCACCAGTTGATCCACCAGTGGAAACTTGGCATTCGAAATTGCCGGATGAATTAAAAACGGAACCATCCTTAGTTGATTTTAAAGATGAATCAGAGATGATTCCAATGCCAGTAAATGTGGCTAAGTCATTTGTGCATACCAAGAAATTAGTTGGCGCAGATGTTATAAAGATGCCTACCACCGACGAAGAACGGATGGAACTGTATACTAAACTTGGTAGACCTGAAACTGATGAGTTGTATGTACTCCAGGCAGCCGCAGATATTAATCCCGTAATTAAAGAGTCTTTAGATAAAGATTCCTCTTGGTTTCGAAAAACAGCACACGAGTTAGGGTTAAGTGATAAACAGGCAACAGCTTTATACACTAAGTTCACGAAAGAAACGTCTGATAAGTATAATGAAACTATGAAGTCCACAGAACAAGAGGGCATCAACACCGAGATTCAGTTACGAACTGAATATGGTACTGCGTATGATGGTAAAAAAGTTTTAGCGCAACGAGCCATGCAAGAAATTGGTGGTTCTGAATTTATGGAGTTGGTAACTGCTTCAGGTGTAAGTAAGAATCCAGCTTTTATTCGTGCCATGTTCAAGGTTGGGGATATGATGGCTGAGGATTTAGGATTAGATAAATCTACTGGCGCACTTATCAAGTCTAAAGCCTCAGTGAAAGATGAAATTTCAAGTCTTATGGCACATAAAGCGTATGTTGATGGTACGCATCCTGAACATAAAAGTATAATTCAAAAAGTTGCTACTCTAAATCAACAGTTACACGGTGTGAAACCCGTTCCAGAAACTGTTACAGGTGTAGCAGCTTTTTAGATTGCCACCAGTGGCAATCCGCAGATTAGGCCCAAGCCCCTGCAAAGTGTATTAATTGGGCCTCCTGAGATAACTTAGGAGACTACCCTCGGCAAAGGTAAGTTTTCTAA